AGGGGGCGCGTCTTCGCTAACAGCGGGGATGGCTGCGGTAGGCTTGGGCTTTGCAACAGGTTTAGGCTTTTGGACAGCCGCAGCCGCAGCCACTTTCTTCGCGGGAGCCGCACCGGCCTGAAGGGCTTCCGGGTCAAGCGGAGTGCCCTCGGGGGCGAGGGCCACAGCTTCGAGGCGGAATAGCTCCACCTGTTGTTCTTCACTGGCCGCCAGAAAGGCCAAGCCGGTTTTCTTGAAGGGCTGGATGATGCGGCTCTTCGGGGGAGTCGGGGCTATGCCTTTCTCGACGTTACCAGCCCTGCCGGGTTCAATGGACTGATGGATAACGGTCAAGGCAAGCAGGGGCTTCAGGGTCATTGGGTGGAGTCCTTTCAGAAACGTAGTCAGGGGGTCTGCCGCGCGGCAAAGGCCAGCCTTCGGGCTGGCCTTTGGTGCTTCGGACCTTACGCTACCACACGGGCGCGGAAGGTGCAGTTCGGGTTGACCGGGATCATCAGCGGCGCAGACTGCGACATGATGAACCGACCGGACGGATCGGGCTGCGACCACATCTTCGTGAAGATGTCGATAGGCTGAAGGCCCGCATCTTCATCGAGAATCGCGCCGAAACACTTGATCCCTTCGACGGCAGCCGAAATCAGCAGCACGTCGCGCGGGTCCATGATGTCCGTGAACGACCCGTCGTGGTTTTGGAACTTGGACGCCGGGCCGGAATACATCCAGACGTTCAAGCCCGTCTTCAACTGGCCGAGGTAGGTGAACGGGTCCAGCGGGTCGTTAGTGATGATTCCGCGCTGAATGAGGACGTCCGCCGATCCACGGTAGTTGTTGTTCATCAACTCCTTGATGTCATTCGAGGCCAAGAAGGGCACAGCGGCAGACGAGCCGAGGATGATGTCCGAGGGCACGCCGCCGAAGGCCGCGCCTGCCATCGTGTTGATCCAAGTGTTCAGGTTGGTCACGACGTTGACGCCGACATCGCCCCAGCGTTCGCCGCCTGTCAAGGTGATGGTGTGACCGGCATCACGGCCAAAGTCGAGAGTGACAGTCGGCCCATCCTGATAAGGGATGGTGATCGTGCCGTTCAGCAGCGCCCGCGCACCCATGTAGTCCCAGAGCCGGAAGATCGCGTTCTTCTGGTATTGGGTAATACGGATGACCTCGGCGGCATAGCGGCCCGCCGGGGTGGACAGTGCCTCGCGGCGCGATAGTTCGCCGGGTTGCAGTTGCAACATTTCACCGGGCCGCACCGCATCCTTCGGCTTGGTATATGCCGGTTTGAAGGTTTGCAGGGTCTCGCCGTCGCGCCGGTAGATCGGCTTGCCGGGTTCGTTCGGCAGCATGAACGGCGCGATGCGGCGGCTGGCGTTGATCTTCGAGAACCCGATCTCTTCCGAGGTCGAGAGGAAGGAGCCGGGGAAGAACCGGGTCAACCACTGATTCGTCGGCACGGTCTGGCGAGGGTCAAACATGACCCTGTAGAGATCGACCGGAGTATAGATGTCGTAAAGCGCCATGATGGTTTTCTCCTATTTTCTGGCTCAGACCGTCATGGCCGTGGGCGCACGAAGGATAATCGACGTGGGGGTCGGCGCACCCTCGAAAGCGTAAAGTTTCTTGGCCGACGTGTCGAACGAGTCGTCCCACACCAACGCATCCGGGTTGAAGCAGCCCCAGCGCGTAACTTCCACTTTGACATCACCAGCCGCGCCGCCCGCGTTATCGGCGGCATACTTGACGAAACCAATAGCCTGCGGAGCCGTATCAACTGCGTCAGTGCCGCCGGTCAGGGTCGCAGCACCGAAGGAAGCGCCCGTCCCGGACTCGACCGTGGTGACGCTGTTGCCGCCCGCGCCAGCCGCGTTGGCTGTCAGCAAGATCGCGGCAGCCGCACCCGAAGCAACAACCGACGGGTGGTCGGTGGTAGCGCCGTGGGTCACGTCCAACGTAGCCGCGTCGCTGTTAATGGCGTTCTTGAAGGCTTGCGCGGTCAAAGTGGCCGAACCGCCAATCAGAACTTCGTCTGCCGCGCCAGTCAAAGCCGAGACCAGCGTGTAGACGCGACCGCCGACAGTGACGGTATCTGCCGCCGTGCCGACACCCGAGAAGGTGATCGTGCCGGTGGCTGCCGAACCGGCGACCGCGCCATACTCGGCGACGATGATGTTGCCAGCCCCGTCGAAGGCGACCACGGTGCGGGCGTCAAGCGCCAAGTCCGCTGCGACTGGATACGGAAAGGACATTTGGGGCGGAATGTCACCAGTTACCAGAAGCAGAGAAGGGGGGTCGAAGGTTTGCGAACGCTGACCAGCGACACCAGCCAGCAGATCGTCATTACGGGGCATGATCGCCATATCAGTTCTCCATCAAGAAGTTCAGTTGAAGGTTTACCTGCCGATTGCACGGCAGGTCAAGTAGGATCAGTTGCGGCGCGGCGCTGCGACGGCTGCAAAGCCAGCGGCGGCAAACAGGCCGTCAACAGCAGACAAGCCGTCGCTGCCTTGGGCGTCGTCACCGGACTCGGCACCAACTTGCGGGTTCTTGGTGCCTTCCATCGCCGCATCGAAGCCGGACTTCTCGGTCTTGGCCTTGGGAGCCGGTGCGGGCGGTGCGGCCTCGGCCTTCTCTTCCGGCAGACCGGCCAGCATGGCAGCGGCTTGCTCGGCGGTCAGGCCAGCCGTGTAAGCAGCCATCGCGGCCTTCGGCTTCTTCTTGCCGTCTTCGCTGCCGGTGATCGCGCTGAAGCGGGCGGCTTCAGCCGTTTGGCCCGCAGACATGCCTTCGGTGCGAGCCGTGGCGACCGCAGCATCCATCTGTTCTTGGGTAAAGGTCGTCATTTGTTCACTCTCCGCTTCGGCCACTTCGTCGCAGAAGGTAGCCATTTGTTCATCCAGTGCCCCGATCCCGTCGGCGAAGCCGTTTGCCACCGAGTCCGTTGCGTCGAAGGTAAGGGCTTCCGTATCCCGAACCGCTTGCTCTTCCATCTTCCGGTTGCGGGCCACCGTGCTGGTGAATACCGCGTAGATTTTGTCGATTCGCTCCTGAATACGGGCTTTCGTGTCAGCAGGCAACTTTTCATAGGGGTTTCCGTCAACCTTATGTGAACCTGCAAAGATAAACGTGACCTTGATACCATCTTTGGACAAAGCCTCGGAATAGTCAACGTGGGCGGTGACTACACCGACAGACCCCGTGCCGCCTGACCGGGTGACGACTAAATCGCCAGCCGCCGACCCGAGTGCATAGGCCGCTGAATATGCGTGGTCCGCCGCAAATGCCCGGATAGGCTTGATCGAACGGGCTGCAAACATCTTGTCGCCAAGCTCGAAGCACCCCGCGACTTCGCCGCCGGGGCTGTCCACGATAAGGGCGATGGCCCTGACGTTCGCGTCTTCCATTCCACGGGCCAGAGCGCGTTCGATGTATTGGTAGCCGGTGGCCCAGCGACCGAACTGGTAGCTGAAGCGGTTCAGCAGCATCCCTTGGATCGGGATTTGCAGGACTCCGTCAGCGACGACGTAGGGCCGATAGTCGGCCATGTCCTCAGACCAGAACCCATCGTCTGCCCCACCCATCGCCATCCGGCTCTGGTCCGCCAGAGCGAGGAACTTGGGGTCGGCTGCCAGATGCAGGATGGTCGAGTTCACCAGATCGACACTATGCCGGTCAACCATTATAGGGTTGGCGACAAAAGCTTCAACAAACGGGTGTTCACTTGGTTTTCTTGTCATTGCTATTCGTCCCGTCTGAGGTTTGCCCGTCCTGCTGGTCTTGGCGCGGGCTGCCGCTGGCGGCGTTCACGCCGTTGTCTTCCAGCAGGGTGATGCCGCGCTTATCCCGTTCCTTGGCCTCGCGTTCCAACTGAACGTAGACCTTCCGCCAGTCCTTGCCAAGTGCTGCCAGTTCGTCCTCGTGGGTGGACAGGCCGTATTTGATCCGAAGGACAGCGGCTTGCGTCTCTTTCAGTTCGTCAATCTGGCCGCGCGAGGCCCCAATCCAGTCGGCGTTCGTCAGCGCATCGAAGAGCAAGTTCTGATAGCCGTTGGTGTAAAGTTTGTTGGCTTCCTTGGCGCGGAAGGTTTCGAGTCGGTCGTTATTGATCGCCTCTTCGACCCAGAGGCGATAGATCGAGTCGGCCATACCGTTCGCCACGATCCGTTTCCGGCTCTGCATGAAGCTGCGGGTCTGGGCGATGGCGGCCTTGATGGTCGAATAGTTGGCGTTCGTGAAGTCCTTCGAGAACTCTTCGTAGGACAGGTTCAGGGCAGCCGCACCGTAGCGCAGCAGGGATTGCTCGTATTCCTGACCGACGCCAGCCGGGTCCGCCACATTCTGCATGTTGAGCTTGGTGCCGGGGAACAGGTGGGGGATTTTAACGCCGTCAATCTGCGTGTGCTTGGACGCGCCGAGGTAAGCATTGACCGAGGCCAGATAGCCGGTCGCGTAGTCGGTCACGGCCCCGCTGATGTCCGGCGAACCCGAAGAGCCGACGCCAAGCTGGGCATAGACGGCTTCCGGCGGAAGCTCGGACTCGATGGTCGCGGCATAGGACGCGGCCAAGACCGCCTTCTGCAAGGTCACGTCGCGGAACTTGCGAGCAATCGCCATTTCTCGCATCCCGGCAGCCATGTCCGAGATCGCTCGCGTCTGGTCGATTCGCATTTGCTCGCGCAGCAGGATGACCATCTGGCGGCCCCACGGCTTCCGCCACGGGACTTCACGCCAGAAGTTGTCGTAGCCCGGCCCCCACGCATAGTCGGACGGGTGCTTGGTTCGGATGAAGGCCGAGACCGGGGCACCATAGGCATCCCGTTTCACGCCGCCCCGGATCATCGGGTCGAAGCCCCGGTCGGCAGGCGTGGTCAGGCGGTCGGTGTCAACCATCTGGATCGCGGTCTTGAACTCGCGGGCGTTCTGGCTGATCCACTCGCCGGTCGCCAGCACTTCTCCACCGTAGACATAGACGCCCACGGCCAGCCGGATCATGCTGGTAAAGTCGTTGATGCGGGCCGCATCCACCCACTTGTGCGGGCTTTCCGCCCAGAGCGTGAACTTGGTCTCTACCTCTTCTTGGAAAGCCTCGGCCCACTCTTGGGTCTTGCCCAGCAGCTTGAAGTCTGGCTTGGCTGATAACATGAAGAAGGCCCCGACGATGGAGTCCTTGTGGATCGTGGCACCGCTCTGCACATAGGCATCGTTCCGGCCAAGGTCGCGGGCGCGAGCGTCGATAATCAGCTTGTCTACCAGCATGTCGGAGTCCGCCGACTGAAGCGGCGGCACCCAACCAGCAATGCCTCGGTCCATGCGAGCGGCAGCATCATAGGCCCCACCCATCGCGTTGACCTTCAGAGGCTCGCCCACCAGAGCGTCGATCTCGGCCAGTTCTGTCTTGGTGATCTTCGCCATCAGAGCATCCACGCTTGCATAGGACCGACGATGCCCGAGGGTAGGCCGAGGGTCGTTTTAAGTTCGAGAATATAGGACCGCAAGCCGCCGACATTCGTGGCCGCGTATTCGACCCGTTCGCCGTTCTGGTCCACGAAGACGCGGGCCATGCCGCCCATTCGGAGATCGTGATAAGCTTGCTCGGCTTGGGCAAGCCGGGTGGTGTAGGCGGCCCGTTGTTCGGTTGTCAGGACGATCATGCTAGAGCCTTTGCCAGTTGTTCCAGAGAGACCCCGGATTTCTTCTTTACTTCAAACGGTTTTTGCACGACCTCGGGGTTGAAGACAAGATCGTTGTGATCCCACTCTTCCGCCCACTTCGGCGGGTCTTCGAGGTTCCAGCGTTCAATCCCGATAATAGTGGTCAACATGCCTGCAAGGCAATAGGCCAGCAAGTCCCAAGACTCGTTCCGGTAGCTCTTGGGGTTGATCCACCCTTTGACCGGGTGTTTGATCTCGACCGTAAGCTCGGTATAGAACGAGTCTGGCAGCCAGTTCGGGAAGACGAACCGCCCGCCTGTCTCTGTGCGGTCAAGGCGGTGATCCACCATGTCCTTCAGGGTATTGGGGTTTATCATCAGCACGGGGATTTCCCCCCGGCCACCGGCAGCCCGGTCTTTCCGCTGGCTGTCAGGATAGGAGATCGCCACGCGCGGGGCGTTCTTGGTGGACGCGCCCTTGACCAGAAGGAAGCGTCCGGCCATCCCGGCTTCCCACTGGTAGGTGCCTTCCTCGGCCACGGTCGCTTCTTCCGGGTCCGATTCCCCAGACCGCAGCCAGCGGACGAAGGTATAGGCGTTCGCCGTGGTGCCCTCTTTACCGCCCGAGTCGCACAGGGTCAGTTTCACCGACATGCGGCGGCCCGACCCGTCGCCAAGTTCATAGGTCTTTAGCAAGACCTCTTCAGCCAAGACTTTCCAGTCCTCGGGATACGCACCGGGGTTGACCCACTTATGTTCGCCGTCCTCGTCCAGCCGCTTCGACTTCTTGACCTCGAAGCGGTCCACGACATAGACATCCTTGTTCAAGCCAATGCCATGAACTTGCACGACAAAACGGTTCTTCTGAACGTCAACCGTGGCGATCAGGAACCGGGCACCCTCGGGAACCAGCCGCATCCCGAGGTCTTTGGCCCGCGCCTTTATGGTTTCGGGAACCCGGTCGTTCGCCAGCGACTTCGGCAGATAGGCTTCGCCCTGATCGGTGTTGATCGTGGTCTTCAGGGATTCCTCCGACCCGTTGGCCTCGTATTCCTCTTCCGCCGACAGGTAGTTGAAGACCAGCGTCTTCCAGTCCGAGAACGCGGCGGCCACGCCCTTCAGCCAGAACGAGGCGATGGTGGACCGGATCGGGGTGCCGGTGATCGAGTTATCCCGCCGCCAGATCATGCCGTCCTTGATCCACTTCCCGCCTCGGTTCAGTTCGTGCTTTCCGGGCATCTCGCCGACCGGGTTGTGATGATACTTGGTCCCGCAATGGGGGCACTTCAGGACAGCGGCCTCGGCGGCTTCCATCTTGTCAGCGGTGTCCGGCCAGTCCAGCAGGTCGAAGGTCGGCTCGAACTTGCCGGTGCATTGAACGCAGGCCCACATCCAGCGCCGCCGGTCGCCCTTGTTGTAGAGGGCCAAGATGCCCTTGGTCGGGGGAGCCTCGTAGGCGGTCTTGCGCTGCCACTTGGGGTTTTCGATGGCAAAGCCCGGCGATGATTCGGCCACCCACATGCAATGGCGGCCAAAGGTAGTGCCGCGCTTCCGGCCCAGATCGAAGGCCGAGCCTTCCCCGTTGATGTCCTCGGGCATACGGTCATAGTCCGTCAGCCAGCCGCGCGGGATCGGCTTGCCCGACAGTTCGTTGATCGCGGGCCACGAGAGGGTCAGCATCATGCCCGAGGTATAGTGCTTGTCGAACACGTTGTCGCCCTGCTTGCCGTTCGCCAGCAAGGCCCCCACTTCGGGGCTGTGCCGGTGCATACGGTCGATCCGGCGCATGGAGAAGTCGCGGGCGGTGGTGTTGGTCGTCTGCACGACCATCATGTCCGCAGGATCGCAGACCGCGCTGTAGGTGATCCAGTTCAGCACCATCTCGGTCTTGGCGCACTGTGCCGGGCCAGCGAAGATCATGCCGGTGAAGTCGAGACTTTGGAGCGTGTCCATCGGCTCGATCAGGTAGGGCGTGAGGTCGTTCTTCAGAGGGCCGACATATGCACCGGGGATGTTCAGGTGGCGATACTTCTCGGCGGCCTGCGAGACCGTCAGCCGCTCGGGCGGACGTGCCGCTGCCGCAGCCTGAACGATCAGGCTTTCGAGGGACAGGCTAGTGTCCATCATGGCTTTGAGAGCGCGTCGTCCTTCGATCTTCATATCAGGGCCTCAATCTCGTCTTCCCAAGTATCCACGACCGACAGCATCTCTGGCAAGGACTCGTCTTCGCCGATCAGTTCGGAAAGCTCTTCAAGCTGCGAGCCGGTCTGGGCCTTGCCGACGTTCTCGACCAGCGAATTGTAGAGGTCCGCCTGCAAGCCGTCGGCCAGTTCGATAATCAGGTCACGCTGCTTGTCCGACAGTTCGGTCTGCCGTTCGATGGTCTCGGACCAAAGCTGGATCGTGAACTTCATGCTCTGGAAGGTGATCCCCAACACGTCGCGGATTTTGTCCGTCCGCCACAACTGACCGGCAGCCTCTTCCCACTTCTGGCGCTTCAGCAGAGCATCCCAGACCGTCTGCTGCAAGGCGGCAGGCAGGTCGCCCCGCTTGACCCCGCGCAGGTATTCGGCGGTCGAGAAGGCGGGCGTGACCAGATAGGCCGCCGCGATCTTCACGTCGTAGTGGGTCGTCAGCATCTTCGTGCCGCGCGAGTGCGAGGACTTCACCGGGCAATCCCGCAACCGGGCCTTGACCACGCGGACATCCATGTCGAAGACCTCGGCCAGCCACGAAGCCGTCACGCCCCGGACAGCCGGGTTCGCTGCTTGCCCCTTCTGGGGAATCAGCCGACCGCTCTCGGTGTGCCGGTCCAGTGCTTCCACGATCTTGTTCATCACGCCGCCTTCCTAAGTCTGATCCGAACCGCATCACTGATCCGGTCTTGTGTCGCGCCCTTGCCGAGCAATGCCGGAAGGATGTCTTCGTCCACGGTCCCTTTTGCCATGATCCGGTGCAAAAATACACGGTCGGCTGCCTGACCCGAACGGTGCAGCCGCTTGACGAACTGCCGGTAGAGTTCCAGCGAGTGAGTCAGGCCATACCAGACCATGATGTTCGACCCGAACTGAAGGTTCAGACCATGCCCTGCGCTGGCCGGGTGCGTCAACAGCATCCTGATCTTGCCAGCGTTCCAGTCCCGCTTGTCCGAGGTCGTCTCGCCCATGATGCGGACGTAGGGGAACCGCTTCTTGATCGCGTCCTTGTCGAACTGGAAGCTGTAGGCCACGAGGACCGGGTGCCCGGCGGCCTCTTCCATGATCGACTCCAACACGTCCAGCTTATGCTCGTGGACCTTGACCGACTCCCTCGGCAGCCGCCGGTCGGTCTCTTCATCGAACTTGTCGCCCAGATAGAGCGAGCCGTTGGCGAACTGAAGCAGCTTGCCGGTCAAGACCCCGTTGTTGACCGCTTCGATGACCTCGCGGTCCCCAGCCCGGTTCTTCACGTCAAGCGCCATCTCCCGCTCGAACTCTTTGTAACGCTTCATCTCGGGCTGGGTCAGGCGGATGTAGTGGTCCACCGGGATCAGGGGCGGCAGCGTCAGATAGTCCTCTTCCCGCAGGGAGAAGAACACGTCCTTGATCGCGCCCATGATCTCTTTTTCCGAGTGATCGAAGGGTTCCTGCTTGCGCGTGTATTTGTTCTCGCGGAACCAGCGCCGCTCGTAGTGGGTCTTCTTCAGGCCGAGGCGCTTGCCCCCGTCCAGCGCGTAGATCGGCCCCCAGAGGTCGATCAGGCCGTTGGGGCTGGGGGTGCCCGAAAGCTCCACGACCTTCTTGGTCCGCTGCCGGATGGACTGGATGACCCCAAGCTCGGTCAGGCGATCCTCGGGGATCGTCCCATCCTTTCGTGGTTTCGGAGTCGTTCTGATCTTGCCGCCCTTCAACCTGCTGGCCTCGTCATAGACCAGCATGTCGAAAATCCACCGCTTAATCCCGATGTATTTCCGCAGCCACAGGAAGTTCTCGCGGT